AGCGAAAGCAGTAACGCAGCAGCTTTTATATAAGGAAGTACAAAACATTATAAATAAGAGCTTATACGAGCTCAGTAGATAATGAACGAAGGAAAAGCTATTTACTCAATACTAACCAGCGACAGCGCCGTAAGCGCTATCGTAGGTACTCGCGTTTATCCGCAGATAGCAGCCCAAGAGGCAGCCTTTCCTTTTGTAGTGTATGTACTACAAAATGTAGACCCTAGCGATACAAAGAGCGGGGTAAGTACTTTAGACGAGGTGCGCTACGATATTGTAGTAGCTAGCGAAACTTACGCAGAGGCTAGCGATTTAACCGAAAAAATACGAACCGCTCTAGATCGTTACAGCGGGACCGTAGCAGGTGTAGTTATTGACTCTATACAGTTTACCGACTTAGACGTAAATAACGACCCAGGAACGGAAACCTACTTAACGAGCTCGGAGTATATAATAAGAGTTAAGCGATGAAAATAACACTAACGAAAAAAGTAACCCTTCCAAGTGGTAAGAAGCTAGCGAAAGGTCTAACTTTAAGCGTAGTAAACGAATACGGCCAGGAGCTTATAGAAGCTGGTAAGGCTGTAGAATTTGGGGCCGAGGCCCCCGTAATAATTGAAGAACAACTAAATAATCTAGATTAAAAATGGCAACTACTGGTATTATGAATGGAACCCTTTTAGGGGTTTACGCAGGGTCTACTCTAATAGCGCACGCTACCGAGGGCTCTATCTCTTTGTCAATGGACACAAGAGACGCAACTACTAAAGACTCTAGCGGCACTCGCGATATATTGGAGGCTACTAAGAGCGGTACTATTTCGGTATCGGCTTTGTACGCTGAAGATGCAGCTTACGGCGTCGATGATCTTATGACAGCTTGGAGCGGACGCAGCCAGCTTACAGTTAAATTTTCTACCGAGGTATCGGGAGACCATTACTGGTCTGCTGCTGCTTACGTAACTTCTTTAGAGGTTTCTAGCGGTATGGAAGATAACGTAACGTACTCGGCTACTTTCGAGCTTACGGGAGCTATTACCTACTCTACTGTAGCGTAATAATAGAATAACACAAACACTTAAAGCAAATGGTTAAACACGTAGAAATAGGAGGAGCTAGCAGACCGGTTAAATTTGGTTTCGCTGCCCTTATGGAATTTACCGAAGAAAACGGCTATACTATGGCCGACCTAGATAGGCTAGGCGATAATATGAAACTAAAGGACGCGCTCTTTTTAGTTTGGTGCGGATTGAAGCACGGCGCTAGAGTAGAAAAGCAGCCTTATAAGTATACTATCGAAGATATAGCGGACTGGCTAGACGAAAAGCCCGAAGCTATGGAGCAGGTATTAAACGTGTTTAGTTCTAGCTTTACAGCCTCGGAAGAGGAAAAAAAGTAAACGGGGCGCCGAGTGAAAGCTCGGCAGCCCCTTTAACTTTTGACTATTACCAGGAGCTAGCTTTAGGCCAGCTTAATTGGACGCCGGCTACCTTCTACGAAGCAACGCCTAGAGAATTAGAGAACGCCCTAAAGGGCTTCTTTAATTTATACGAAGTAACCCAGCAGCAAAGCTGGGAGCGTGAGAGGTGGAGTACTACGGTACTAGTAAACCTCCAGCTACCAAAAAACAAAAAGGTAAAAGCTACGGACTTGGTCCGCTTCCCTTGGGAGAATAAACACAAAGGCCCAAAGCTAACAAAACAAGAAGCTAAAGCAATACTAGGCAGATGGCAAAAAGGACAATAGCAAGTACTAACATTAGCATAGGTGCAAACCTTAGCGGCCTCCAGCGAGGCCTTAAGATAGCACAGCGCAGCCTCCGTAAGTTCGGAGGCCAGGCTAAGCGTATAGGTAGTAATATTACTAGTAGTGTTACCCTACCCTTTGCCGCTGCGGGTGCAGCTGGTGTTAAGATGGCTACCGACCTAGAAGGCAGCTTTAGCAAGATAGAGAACCTCGTAGGTATTACGGGGAAGGCTCTAGACGATTTTAAGACCTCGGTAAGAAATGTAAGTAGCGAAACTGGTAAGAGCCAGCAGGAGCTAAGCGAGGCAATATTTACAATTAGCTCCGCAGGTCTTCGAGGCGCAGCAGCTACCGAAGTATTAGAGCGATCAGCGAAAGCCTCAGCTATCGGCTTAGGAGATACGCAGCAAATAGCGCAAGCCCTTACCGGGGTTATGCAGGCTTACAGTAAATCCGGAATGACGGCAGCGCAAGCTACCGACACTTTAACGGCTATCGTAAGAGAGGGTAACCTAGAGGCGGAAGCTTTAGCCCCTACCCTTGGTAGGGTAGTAGGTATAGCTTCCCAGCTTGGCGTAAGCTTTGAAGAGGTGGGCGCGAATATCGCGACCTTTACCCGTTTAGGTGTACCGGCCGAAGAGGCTGTAGTAGGTCTACGGGGTATTATGGCTAGCTTCTTAAAGCCTACAGCTGACGCTAAAAACGCTTTAGCTACGCTAGGAATGACTGCGGAAGACCTCCGTAACCAAGTAAGCGAGGAAGGCTTACAAGCTACCCTATCTAATTTAATGACCGCCTTTGAAGGTAACGACGAGGCACTTACTAGCGTCTTCGGGAACGTCCGCGCGCTATCTGCTGTACTCGGTACAGCTGGAGCGCAGGGCGAGACCTACGCCGCTGTACTGGATAATATTAGTAATAGTACTGGTATAGTAGATGAGGGTTTCGAGAATGTAAGCCAAACCTCCGGCTTTAAATTTCAGCAAACCTTAAACAGTTTACGTAACGCAGGTATAGAGTTAGGAAACGCTTTACTTCCTTTGGTTACTAAAATAGCCACTTTTGTAACTACGGCTATAAACAGCTTTAGAGATCTTAGCACCGAAACTAAAACCGCTATACTAACCCTTACTGCTATAGTAGCGGCAAGCGGTCCTATTATGAGCGGTATAGGATTTATAGCTACAGCAATAGGCGCACTACTTAGCCCGGTAGGGTTAATTATAGTAGGTATAGCCGGCGCTGGTTTTGCTATGTATAAATTTTGGGATCAAGTAAGGCCGATACTAGTAGGAGTAATAAACTACTTTATAGACCTTTATAACGAGAGCACTATTTTTAGGGTAGCTATACAAGGTGTAATATTTGCGTTTAAAGCTCTTTGGACTATTGGCTCGGCTATATTCGGAGCCTTTACTACACAACTAAAAGCTATAGGTAAAATACTTATAGGAGCCTTTACTTTCAATAGGTCTCTAGTAGAAGAAGGTTTAAACGATATTAAAGACGTTTCACTAGACGCTGTAAAAGATATAGTAGACGGAATAAAAAAGGACTTTAGCGAGGGCTTCGACGAGGCCTTTACCCCTAAAGATAAGATAGAGCTAGTAACTGAGGACGGAATACAGCAGGGCATCGATAATATGGTCGCGCCTATTAAAAAAGCTTGGGGCGGCCTTACCGATATGTTCAGCTTTAAGGGCGGAGCGGGTACTAGCGGAGCTGGTGCTTCTACTACTCCGGCGGCAGTTATAGAAAATGCTGGCGAAGCAGCAGAAGAAGCAGAACCTAAAATAAACAAGCTTAAAGAGGCCTTCAATAGCTTAAAGAATAATGTAGACGTAGTCGGCCTAATGGTTAACGAATTAGGTAACGCCTTCCAAACGATCTTTACCCACCAAATAAACGCAGCTTTAGGAGATACCGAGCAGAGTTTTAAAGAGATGACCAGCAGCGTTATATCGGATTTAAAACAGCTAGTAATAAAGCTTATAGCGGCAGCCGTTGCAGCGGCCGCGCTAGTAGCTTTATTAGCTATGGCAGGAATAGGAGGCTTTAGTATAAAGACTGCTTCCGATTTTGCTACCGGTTTTAAAGGCGTATTCGCTGGAATGAGCGGCGTAAAACTAGCTAAAGGGGGTCTAGCCTACGGTGAGACTCTCGCTGTGGTCGGCGATAACCCTAACGCTAGAATGGACCCGGAAGTAATAGCCCCACTATCTAAGCTGCAAAATATGCTAGGCGGAGTAGGTGGCGGTACTGTAACCGTAGTAGGTAAAATATCCGGCCAGGACATCTTACTAAGCAGCGAAAAAGCAGGAAGAACACGAAGCAGATATAGAGGATTTTAAATATGGGGTTAAGGTTATATAGTGAATTTCACAGCTCGACGGATAAGCTCTTTAAAATTGAGATCCACGATACAAGCTTTAGCGGAACCGCTGAGGCTTTTACCGTTGCTAGTGATGGGTTTACTTTAAACTACAGCGGGGAAACCGACGATATAGTAAGCCCTATTATAGGCTCTAACTGTACTATAAGCGCTTATAATAATAGCGACGCCTTCGACACTTTTATAAACGCTTTAAAAGGCTACCAAGAGGAGCGCTTTTACGTGCGTATATACGCGGAAGCTGCAAGTATAGAGGACGGGCTAGTAATGAGTTACTACGATACGGAGCTGCCCCCGGATAATGGCTTAGTACTTTATTGGGCTGGGGTTATAATGCAGGACCTAGTAACGGTAGAAGATACGCATAAGCCCTACGTCTTTAGTATTACAGCTGTAGACGGTATAGGCCACTTATCTAACAAAGAGTATACGAATGTAAACAACACTACGCTAGAGGAGTTTATAGAGAGCGCAGTAAATGCTATAGGCGTAGATGCGCTTTACGCTAGCGACGATTTATACTACGCTACTAGTGTAAATATTTGGGACACTCAACACACGTACAACGCTACCACCGACGTAACTACGCTAACGCGCTTTAGCGCTTTGGTGTATTCCGAAAAGCAGGAAGACGGCACAGTAACTTACTCTAACTATTTAGAAATCCTTAAAGAGCTTTGTACGGCTTTTGGCGCTAGGTTCTACCAGCGCGAGGGGGTTTACTATTTCGAGCAGTATATAGAAAGAACGGACACCAGCAGAAACGTAAGCGCCTACTATAAGAACGGCACTAAAGCTTTTACCTCTACGGTGAGCGACGACGTAACCCTCGACGGTACAACCGGAGGAGGGGCACGTCTAGCGGGTAACCAGTTTAACTTTTTACCAGCGCTTAAGAAGGTGCAGGTAGGATATAACCAGGAGCGTAGTAACAACCTCCTAGCTAATAGACTAACCTACACCGGTGCAACGGGAAGGCAAAACCTCGGCTTTGTAGTAGACGATAATAACGGTAAGATACAAGTAACCGGCCTGCTTATTTGGCAGCTCACGCATAACGGTAATGCAGGTTCGATCGCGCTAGGATTTTGGCGTCCGGTATGGCGCTTAGAGCTTCGTATAGAAGACGCGACAAACCTAGGAACCTTTTACTATTTAAAGAGAGAATTTAACCCTAGTGGCGGGCAGCTGTACGGCGCTACAACTTGGACCACTACACCGAGCTACTACGAAGTAGACGCCGGTACAACAAGAAACGAGGCGAGCGGTGCTTATATAAGTAACGGGTTTAGCCTAGTTACTCCGCCTCTACCGGTAGACGGTGAAGCGCAGCTAGACGTAAACTACTACCAAGTATACGACGCCTTTAACAACACAGTAAAAACGGTGCCCGTATACTTTGACGAGACCAACCAAGTAAAAGAAGTTACCGCTACTTACTTAAATGATAACGGAGCCAGCAGCGAGGTTACAGTATACAGCGCTACGAATACGGACACTAAAATAAATAGTAACCTTATACTAGATTTAGGCGAGCTAAGGGTAAGCGATTCTTTAGGGCTGCAGGGCAGCTTTTACGTATACGACGGCAGCAACTGGGTATCTTCTACGCAATGGCGTAGAGGTAATACCGGTAGCTATACGAGCTTACTAAAGCTGCTTACTAACGAGGTCCTAAGTTTACATAAGAAACCTATAGAAAGGTATAGCGGCACGATCGTAGGGCCTTATCCATTTGGGGTAAGGTACAGCTTCGATAGTGCTTTTTGGCTTCCTATGCAGGGGACCTATAACGCCAATATGGACGAATGGAGTAGCGAATGGTTTAAGGTTCAAAAGGATTTAAGTAACATTACTATAGATACTCCGGTCGGTAGCGGTGGGGGTGCTGACTTTGTAGCTAGAATAAGCAGCCAGCAGGGAACGGACGAGGTTATAAACGGGGTAGACATTACAGTAACTACGAGCGAGGTAACCGGTAACCAAACGATAGGCGGTACGCTAGGGGTAACCGGATCGAGTACGCTAGCTACTACGAGCGTAGGAGAGTTTACTACTACCGATAGAGTGAACGTAACGCTAAACGAAATTACCGGTAATCCTGGAGGTAGTGAAACCTTAAGCCTGCGTAATCATTTTAACTTTGTTAGCTATAGCGGTACTAATGGAACCTATACGGTAAACTTACCCTCAGCTGAGGACGGCGTAATACTACGCTTTAAAACGGACGATACCGTACTAGCTAATAAGACTATAACGCTCGCGCCCCAAAGCGGCGAGCGTATAGACGCCGAGGCATCTTATGTAATGGATCGCAGCTACGACGGTATTACTTTGCTCGGTAAGGACAGTAACTGGTATATAATACAAAAGAAAGAGAAGTAAATAAGTACTAAGTTTATACTATATTAAATACTACTAATGAATGAGAAAGGCTCAATTTTTTTACCTGCTACGCAGAGGCCTACTAAGCGGAGGCTTAAACTTAATAACGGAGGGCTTAGTTATGGCAAGTAAGTTTATAACCCAAGGGCTAAGCTTCCCAGCCCAAGGCTCGGCCGAGTTTGACGGGGCGAGTGATTACATCCGTTTAACGGAATCATTTAGCAATACAGAAAACACTCTTTGCGCGTGGATATATTACGACGGAAGCGCAACAAGTAATGAATATCCATTTGACAATAGAGATGAATCAAGTGACGATGGCATTCAGTTGTTTATTCGTTCGGATGATACAATACGATATCGTCTAAATTCTGAATCCGTTACAAGCACAAGCACACCCATAAACGAATGGTTTTTTGTTTCTGGTACATACGATGGGGATATTCAAACGCTTTACATTAACGGAAGTATAGAACATCAACGTAGTAGCGTAAGCACCACAATTGACGTAAATGCGGGTTCTCGAATTGGAGTAAATTATACTGAAGCCAACTTCTTCAACGGCAACCTCGCCAACGTCGCAATATGGAACCGCGCACTTTCAAGCGATGAGATTAATTCCGTGATGTGGAAAAGCTACGAAGCGTTAAGCGGTGCGGAATCAAACGGATTGCAAGCGTGGTATAGTTTAGACGACATCACAAGCCCAGCGGCGAGCCTTGCGAATATGGAGCAACTGGCGGCGGATAAAGAAGCAACAATCGAAAACAAGGCGGCCATCACGGCGGCCATAAACGCACTTTCTTAATATGGCACTAATAGATAAAGCAAGCCTACTTTTTGTGCCTTCAGTAGTGGCGCA